ATGATGAAGTTAAAAGCAATATGGTTTGCGGTACTTTCCGCCACGGTCTTTTTTCCGGGTATGCCTTCAAGGGCGGAGAATCCGGTAAAGGCAAGTCCGGACAGGTTCAGTCTTGCGGTCGAGTGTGTCAAGCGATTCGAGGGCTGGCATGGAGAGAAAAAGCATTGGCCTTATGTCGGGTGGGGTCACAAGGTTCTTCCCGGGGAGAGGTTTACCAACAGCATCTCCAAAGCGCAGGGAGACTCCATTCTGAGGGAAGACCTCCGTAAGCTGTGCCGCATGTTCAGTTATCTGGGGCGTGATTCTCTGCTATTATCCGAAATTTCGGATAATAAAAGTTATCCAAACCAAAATATTATCCCAACTTGACTTTTTATTGTATTGAATATCAGTAAATTGTTATATTTTAGTAGCAGATAATAAAGAGTGATTGTTCCATTATTCAAGAACAGTCACTCATTTATTACTAAGTATTATCTCAATCCAAGAACTGTTGCTAATGAATCTTTATTTCTGATTTTCTTATATTTCTTTTCAACGCCTAAAGTCAGATTGTCTTCCATAGAGCATAAAGCTTGTACCATTTGTTCTGATGAAACTCCTACGTATTTCATTGTCGTTTCGATGCTCTCATGCCCCAATAGTTTTTGTATCTGCGCCAAGTTTACACCGTCTTCCAACCAATGGGTAGCCCGTGCATGCCGAAAACTATGGCAATGAAAATCCGCAGGAATTTCAAGTAGCCCCTGAGACGCAATTCTAACATACATTTTCAACCGCTTGCTAATCGCTTCTGAAGTGATTTTTTTGTTTGCATGGCCATATATGGGGAAAAATACAAAATCAGAAGGTAACGGATTGGCCGGATGGAACAACTTCACATAATGTTTCAGTATTTTTACCATGCTGTTCAACAAATAAATGGTACGTTGTTTATTCCCTTTACCCAAAACAAGAATGTAACTTTTCGTTTCATCCAGGTGCAGTGCCGACAGCCTTAATGATAATATTTCATCTATTCTTGTTCCGGTACTATATAAAAGATTGAACAAGGCAAAATCCCTCTTACCTATCAATGTCCGTGTATTGATGCTTGCAAAAATCCGTTTGATTGTATCTTTTGTGATTACTTCCACTTGTTTTTTAGGTTGCTGCATTCTTTTTATTTCAGCGGCATCACAATCATATTTTATGAATTGGATTTTCTTGTGCGCAAGGAAACGGAGGAAATTTTTCAATATGGAGAGACGATGATTGCATGTTTGCGGGCTGCATTTTCTTACTTCTTTCAGCCACGCAATCCATTCTTCAATCCAGTCCTTACGGAAGCATTCCCCACAAATGGTATTTGATGTGACTCCCTTCGAGGATTCAAGGAAATCTATATAGATTCCCATTCCCTCTCCGTATGATTTTAAAGCGTTATGGCTCAGATTCCTTATACACGGAAGATAAACCGTATGCCACTCATGGATGGCATCGGCGATAATTGAATGTTCTGCTTTAGTCTTCATATTCAAAATAGTCGTTTAAATCAGGTAAAAGTTCTTCATACCCACCTCCTGTCAGATTTTCCAACTGGTGTGCAAACAGCGGTACAAGCCTGTAATAATATAATGTGTTTTGAATGTAACGGTGTCCCATGGAACGGCTGAGATATAAGAGTTTGTCCATCCATTCAATGCCGCAGTGATCCCAACCGTTTATGTTCACGACCGCATAGTGACTGCGAAAATCATATGCTCTTGCGTGTGCCGTACTGACTTTCTTCCATACTTTCTTAAAACTTGCCGTTACCCATTCTCCGGAATATGGTTTGTCGTACTCGTTAGGAAAGAATATCTTTCTTCCGGGCATGAGATTTTCCATTTTGACATTATACATCTGCAATAGCGACCACATGGATTCGTGCAAGGCAACCCGATGTTCATCTATGCTCTTTGTGTATCTTATATTTATAACACCGGATTGCAAGTCCACGTCTTCTACTCTGAGCAGACGGGCTTCTGTTGTACGCATCCCTGTACTGTACAAAAGTCGGAAAAAGACCGGAACTTCCACTTTCATAAGCGCAGCCCTCATGTCACGGCAATTTATTGGAGGTTCGAGATTGTCCGCTTCATTAAAGAATCTTGCAAGCTCTTCTGGAGTAAACGGATGTGGTTCGAATGATGTGACATTGACTTTTGGAATGGTGGATGGAAGAGGAATATTTACGAAACCACGGCTATTCGCATATTTCAGAAATCCTCTGACACCTACAATTCTGTTATTGCATGACTTTGCGGATTCCGTTTTTTTCTTCTTGCAATAATCAAGGACAATTTCTTCTGTAAGAGCTTCGGCTGACGGATAATTTTGGGCGCAGAAGTCATTGAAACGGCGAATCTTGTCCATTGTCCGCCTACTGAATTTTCCAGAGGCTCTTTTGTAAAGTTCATATTTCTTGACTATATGGGATATTGCGGAATAAGAGTATGGCTGTTCTGAAACAAGAATACGCTTTGGCTTAGGTGTGTATTTTATGTCCGGAGGATATGATGGCAATTTGAACGGTGCCCCATATTTCGACCGGATATAACGGATGAAGCGCCTCAAAATAATGCATCGGTTACGGTTTGTATAATAGCTTTCCTTATCTGTCCTTGATGCCCATCCGGAGATAATATCATCCGACAGCACTCCGCCATGATTCATACAGTACTTGGCGAAAGAGTTCAGGTATATGCGGGTTATATAGTCACATTTTCCGATACCAGAGATGAAATTGACATATTCAGACATCAAATCTGCAAATTGGGGTAGATGTGAATCTGTTTTCATTCGAACAACTCCTTTCTTATTGGATAACATTCAATATTGATTCCGCATTCTCTCAGATGAGGGATGTCAGCATCTATATATGGGACTATAGATGAAGAACAGATATGTCCTAAAATATGGCTGATGACCCTAATCTCGGTACCTTTACCAAGTAATTTAGAGGCGAGGTTGTGCCGAAATACGCTGACTCCACGCCCGGATTCACCTTTTCTAAGGTTTAGTTTCTCAAAGACTGTATTGACAATGGTGCCGATACTTTTGTTCTCCAACCTTTCTGTCGCATTCTTCTTGTTGGGAAACAGATACACGGATCCGGCCTCATTGTCCCGTTCATTACGTATGTAATCAAACAATGAGTTTCCAACATGAGGAAGAAGGGGCAACACTATCGGATTACCAGTCTTTTCCTGGACGAAGCTGACTCGTTCCTTCTTCCAATCTATGTCTGTCAATTTCAAGTTGGCAATGTCGCATCCTCTTATGCCAGTATATAAGGCCAATGAAACTATAGCTTTTTCCCTGAAAGTCAAAATATTGTTAGAGTCTGACAAAGCATTTTTTATCACATTGATTTCATCATCCTTAAGATAGTTGAAGTTTTTCCTTTCATATTTCAAATCAGGGAAATAACCTAATACTTTTTTCATGTCGTATAAATCCCCCAACTCTTTAAGGGCTGACGCTATGTGACCGCAATATGTCCTTGAACGCTTTTGCTGTTCTTCTTTAAGGAAAAAGGACAAAACATGTTCTTCTTTGATTTCATCCAATGAAGAGACGTGGAACTTTTGCATCTCAAAAAGGAACATTGTAACGGCATCGGTTTCCATTTTTACTGTGGACTTCTTTTTATGTTCTGCGGCACGTTTCCGGTAAATGTCTATAACTTTCTGAAAACTGGGGTTAAGCATATTATACCTGGAAGGATAGCATAACGGAACAAAGGACTTCTTGTCCGGGTAGTGCCCAAATTCATCATATGCTTGGATAGTACGTAAATGCATCATCCTAAGATCCAATGTCGCTTTTGTATATCCCCTTGTACGGATAAACTTTTCTGCAAATTGTTCATACGAATGAAAACATCCTTCATGTTCAAAAAGAAGTCTTAAAACAAATTTTACTCCTTTGATGTACTGAATGTCATAACCACGGGAAACGAGGTTGTCCAGTAACTTCTTCTGGCTTAATTTTAACTGTGCTATATTCATATTCTTCCTATTGGCTTTAGTGCCATTAGCAAAGATATAGGAATGTATTATCCAAACCTATTCATCCTATAACAGAATGATTTACAGAAAAAAAACTGTATTTTTAGGATAATGCTGGGGTTTGGATAATTATTGGCAGCAGTCCTTTCATATAATGTGGGACCCTACAGATTAAAAGGATATGGAAAAAGACCGAAAAGCCGTCTGTTAAAGAAGCTGGAGTCGGGAGACCGCAATATTTACAAGGAATATGTCTCTTTCAGGTGCTATAAAGGAAAAGTGGTTCCGAGCATCGAACGGAGAAGGAAGGTGGAATTCATGCTGCTTTTTGAAGAGTAAATGAAAAAGGGAGAATCTTTCAGTTGTTATCACTGTCAGGTTCTCCCTTATTTCTTTGGCTTGAGAAGCTTGCATGTCAGTTTATCGGAACGGCATCCTGTACTTCCACCTCTTCAGAGAGACGGGAAAGCAGGAGTTCCGCCATGGCTCCGTTCTGTGGAATAAGGGCCGGGAAGTCTGTCTTTCCAGGCTTATATATTTCAGTGGCCACGTTGTACAAATCCCATGCGGTAATCTGTCCCTTGCTCATGGCCAGTTTCAGCACCTCTTCCGTGAAGATGGAAATCTGGCTCTGGTTCAACGGGTAGGTTTCTACAGTGGATGACAGGTTTCTGTCCGAACTGTCATGGGAAACGCGCAAGGCTGTCAGCAAGCCGATGTACAGGTAGATTTCCTCCATCGGGATAATCCGGCGTTTCAACCGCTGAATCCTTGCAATGTCCTCGTTCATGTTCACCTCGAAATTGGCCAGCCAGCCGTCCACGGTTTCGAAGAGCTCATCGGTTGTCACCTTCTTTTTCCCGTAATTGCTGATGCTCCGCTGCGGTGAGAGGATGCACTGGTTATGGCATATCTTCACGCAGGGGCCTATGGCTGCCTGTATGCCGTCCTGGTGGTAGGCGACGACCAGTGTGGTTGTCAGCTCGTCCGTCTCCCAATCCCTGATCCGGATAGTAGCGAAAATACGGCGCAGGATATGGGCTTCCACGGCTTTTTCGCCATGTGTCTGTTCCACCTGCGGGAGGATGCTCACTCCCGGCTGTGTCTTGTTTCTGTTCTGGGCAGCGAAGATTTCTTCCACCTCATAATCGAGATTGTATTTCTCGCAGATGTCCATCATGCGCCGGATGACCTGGTAATGGTAGATGCCCTGCACCGGATTGTTGTAGATGTCATTTTCTTTATAGGTGCGTTGAAGTGTCTCGAAGTTCATCACTTCAATTCCGTTTTTCTGGAAGTCAAACTGCTGTTGTCTTTCCATTACTGTCAATGTCGTTTCCATATTGAATTGAATTTTATAAAGTTAATACTGTCGTTTGCCTCTCATCAGGTGTGTATCTGCCATCCATGGAACGGCTGTAGTGTCACGGCGAAAGAACGGTCCGGTATTCCGTGATAGAGCAGACCGCCCACGATGCCTGTCCTTCCGTCGGGATAGTGTTGGGTGAAGCCGAACGAGTATGGGGCATGGTCATAGTAGAGTGAAATTTCGCTGGGACAGTCAGGATTTTCCTCCCAGCTCTTCAACCGTTCCAGGCATTTCCGGAGTGAGGTGTCACCGATGGATTCGGCATAACGCTTAACATTCTCGAAATGTTCTTCATTCAGGATTTTCATGATTCATTGTATTTTATCTGTTAAACACGTCCGGCTCCGGGAGCCGGTATTTTTATTTCTCACCTGCCTGACTGTCCCGTGGCAGTACCCGCAAGGTTTGGCGAAAGAAAATACCGCAGCCGTCAGGCGAGGATGATTTTCTTTCAGCCAACCCCGCAAGGGGCCTGACCTTGACAGGGTACACCGGACACGGGACTACCTTTGCAGGGTGGGAAATAAAATACACGGTAGTGTGCTTTGCATGGTCTGTGGCGATTCTCTTCCTGATTTGTTCGCCATTGCCGGACAAAAGATGTATTTTTGCAATTCTAATTTCAGTTTTATGGAAAACTATATAAAGAAAGCGGCGGATGCTTTCCTTGTGGAGCGTCCGTACGGTATGCGTGTGGATTACAGGAAGAAAGGATTCGTGCTGTTTAACCGTAACCTCAATGTGTTGGGAAATGCGGAACAGACCCGTCTGGAAGAACTGCCTCTGGAGCGGTTCAATGTGGAGGAGATTCCGTTGGAGGGTGAAGTCGTGGAGGAACACGCAGGATTTACCGATGTATTCTTCTATACCGATCTGACCAATCCCTATGCCGGATATGTGCTGAATTTGCAAAAGCTTAAAGCCTATAACCGGTTGATGTTTCCGCTGGCAATGGCGCTGAACCGTGAATTGTGAGGCCGGAAGCCGGTAGCGGTAACAGCTGCATGGAGCAGACCTTTACCGCCCCGGATTTAATTATTTGCCCTCTTTTTCTGTAATGAACGCCAGATAGGCGGACACGGCCTTATGGCATCCGGTAAAGTCCGGAGTCCGGCAGCCCTTGATTTTCCGGGAACTGACGGTGCCGTTCCTGTCAATGCCCCTCACATGCCTGTTGAATGTCCCTTTGGTTCTGATATGGATGTCAAAACCGTCCCTTCCGGTGATTTCAAGGAACATTTCTCCCGTAATCCGTTCCCCGTCCAGGAATTTCCGTTTCTGTTCATTGAGTAGCCACTGATGTTGCTCTTCCTGCACTCTGCGCTCTTCCGCCTCTTTCTCCTTCTGCTCCCTGCGTTTCTGCTCCTGTATTCTTTTATACTCCTCACGGGCTTGCACCAGGGAAGTGGTGTCAAGTCCGAGAGCCTCGAACACGCGGACGGAGATCAAATTGACGAAGGCTCCTCTTTCCGCACTTTGAAGCGTATCCGCAATCCAGTTCCTGCAATAGGTGGCGGCTTCCTCTCTGCAACCTTCTCCCTTGAGAAACCGGCGTGAATACTGCCCGCTGGAAAAATAAACGTTTTCAATCCGGCAGACCACATGGAAACAGTCATCGTCTTCATTCCCGTCTTCGTTCTTTCTTGACAGGGAGAGATATACATTCTTCGCATACGGCTCCAGTTCCATATAAGAAGCCACGACGGTATTCCCGTCAGACTTGTACTTGAACACTTTTGCTTTCATTGTTACATTTTTTTTGATTGTCCGTTCATATAATCCGTAATTCTCATTTCCAGTTCATCGTATATCCGGTTGAACAGTTCCTGGTACTCTTCCAGAAAAGCCCCGTCCGTATCGCACATGTCTTCGAGTGTCTTTCCATTTGCACGGCACAGCTCCGTATCGGCCAGCTCACAGACAATCTCGCTGAGCATCGAGCGGTCCTTGTCTTCGGGAAGCAGCCCTCCTTTTTTCAGGAGGCAGTAGTTACGGATATTGATTCGCAAATACAGGTCCGCCTCTTTCCACCGTCCATCGGGAAAAAGAGAGAATGCCTGTTTCAGTCCGTCGGGCTGTCCGCCCCACCATTCGTTCAAATTGTTCGGTTCCATATTGATAAGTTTAATTGATTACTGTCTGTTTGGTTTGCCATTGCCGATGGGCGGTGATGTATTCCTGGCGTTCCTTCTCCAGTAACGCTTCTGCTTCGGGAGTGTAGCCGATAAAACGAATGTAACCGCCGTTATATCCGGTAAGCTTGCACCGAATACCGGCTTTCTCCAATTTGTCGATCCGTTTCTGAGCCAGTTTCGCGCTTGAATAATCCTTCGGCCAGAAATAATGCTCTCCGTGTGAGCCGTAATGGTCTTCTCCGAGTATCATTTCGCCGGAATGCCTCCTGTGTTCGATGAAATCAAAGCGGGCTGTGCCCAACGCCTGCCTGATGGCCTTATGTGCCGGACCTTCGGGATGCTTGAACACTTCCGGCTTGTCCTTCCCCTTGCAGTCAAGTTTCGGCAGTTCCACCTTGTAAGGCTTCCGGTAACTCCCTATAGCCAATGTCAGGTAGAAATTGGTATGGAAATAATCCGTCATCGCATCGCTGTCATCGAAGTTGTATGACATGACAAAGTCACAGACATTCAGCATCACCTCCTTGGCACGGTCTGTAAGATCGGGGTTCCGCTCTATGTTGTAGTGGTTGATATGATCCTGTACTTTGCCGGATTCCCTGGTGAACGCCTCAAAGTCCGCACTCATCAGTTTGATGTAAATGGAATTGTAGTTCTCCCGTCTGACGGAGAACTTATATCTCGGATAGGTTTCCTTTAGCCAGATTCTCACAAGTTCTACGATTTCAGGGGCATGTTGCCCTTTGTAGTTGCGACCTTTCCAACGGTATTCATTATACACGTACTCGGTATATTCCTTTGCCGTGGCACCCGGATAGTCATGTTCATACCCGGTTGATGCGGCAGAGACATCCGGTTTGTCTTTCCAGACTTCAAAGAGCCTTTCAAACTCGGTGTTCACCTGTTGCATGATGGCAGTGTCACCACCCTTGTCCGGGTGGTGCTGCAATGCCAGACGGCGGTATTCCTTCTTCAGGTCCGCCAATGAATGTATGTTATGAAAATAAGCCATAGCTATAGGTATTTATGCCCCTGCGAGGCGGTTGATAAAATATTCCTGGTTGTCAAGGTCAAGTCCGAGGTTGCTGCACGCCATTTCGATGTCATCTTCCCTCAGGTCGTCCGCCTCCTGCAACTCGCGCAGGTACCGGATTTCAGAATCCAAGTATTCCTGCGCTTCCATATGGCTGCAACTGCATGAGTTGCTAATCTGTTCAATGATGTTAATCTGCATATTATTCGTTTTTAGAATTATACCTGTTGTAAATTTCCCGTTTATGTTCGTAGTCCCGGCTGTTCCACCATTGGTCTGCCGCATCAATGAATGTCTGCGTGTTTTCGGAAGGCGGAGAGTCACAGACTTTCAACCCTGTGATTTGTTCCTTTGTTTCAAAACCGCACGACTCCCACCAGCCCTGCATCTTTTGTGTGAACTCCGCCTTAGTACAGAAAAAGACCTGAACGCCACATTCTTCGCACCATTTCCCATCGCACCACAGCCCGTTATTGTCATCATGCACATAGCTGATACGTTCATCCGTATTGGCGTTTATCCATGCTTGGATTTCCAACTGCCGTGAACCGCATTCTTTACAGACAAGGATGTCGGAATCGTCCGGCTCTTTTCTGAAAGCCCTGCCGTCATAGAGTGTAACGGCACGTTCCACGAGTAGTTTCTGGTTGTTTTCCGATAACTCGGCAAAGAACCGTTCCGCCGCGCCGAATATGGACTTGTCCGCCAATGCGGACCATTTATCCCAGAAGTGCCGGTACATATCTCCAAATACGACCTTGCATTCTTCCTTGCTCCAGGCGTTCCACATATAGTAGAAGAAGCTGGAGACAGCATTTTCCGCTTGATATTTCATTGTTCTTCAGCTTGTGGTTCTACTTTTTTGCTCTCTTCCAGTTGCTGCCATACAGCCTCATACATTCCGGAAAGCCAGTCGATGTTGCTGGCTCCGAGTTCGAACGGGCTGTAACATTCCACTTCATCACCGCTTTCTTTCTCTTCGGCAAGGACGGTCAGGCTGCTGTCCGTTACCCGGAGTCCTGTCACCCTGCATTCGTAGGGGTCTCCGTTCTTGCCAAACCATATCACCCAGACCGGGTCATAATCCTCTTCCGGAAACCGTATCGCGTTCATGGCATGGTCATGGAGCAACTGCCGTATCGCTTCGATGATGTCTTTTCGCAGTTCTTCGATCCTGTCTCCGAACACCGACATGGGGGATTTCCCGCCTCGCTGCCTTACGGAGAGAACCTGCAAGTCCGGATGACAACCGAACTTCCAGTCCGTCACTTCATCGTCATCCCGCGTTGTGTGGATGTTGCCGCCCAATACCAGACCGCAGTCTTCCGCCACCATGCTTTCCGCTTCTTCACGGTCTTCCGCCACCACTGTGTAAGTACCCTCGAAGATGTACCTTACTTTTACATCATATTTTCCCATAATCTTCTATGATTTGATTGTTGATCAGTTGATTTTATCAGGATACAATGCGAACCGCATCCCCGAAAAAGGAGTCGTCCACCCCATATACATGCCGGACCGAACAGTCATATTTGGAACGTTCGTCATCCAGCCGGAAGCGGAAACCATGATAGTCCTTGACTTCCAATTTCAGCTTTACGTCCCGTTTCAGTTCCATTTCAAGCAGGCTTCCACCACCATACGTCGAACTGAAAAGTCCGCAACAGTTGCCTTTGGGGATAATGACCTCTTTCAATGAAAAGTCGGCTTCATACAGCTCTTTCAGGCTTACCCTGCCGATGTAAGTCAGCAGGTTCGCCCCGCAGCAGGAATTGATAAGTTCCTCGTAGAATTGTTCGTAGGAAACCTGCTCCTTGCCGTTCCGGTTCTTACGGTTCGGGAAACGCCCGTAAGCCCTGTAGCCGTGTTCTGTCAGAATTTTCTTTACCCTCGCCGGATTGAGGTTAAGGCTGTCCACCATGTCCCCGAAGTAGGATTCCTCGTACCTGTAACCGCCTTGCGATTCAAACCGGTTGGAATTGATGCAGTCATAGTTGGAAAGCATTTCCACACGGATGGGGATGTCATCCGTATGCCTTACCAATTCCTTCACCACGTCCGAATCGTTGCGGCTGTAAATCTCGTCACGGATTTCATCTTCGTATTCATCGAAGAAGTCATCGACCGCTTCCCCGTCAAAGTCATGGAATACGGCACATTCCTCTTTCAGTTTCGCAATAATCTCACGGACAGCTTCCCATTCGGCATCGCTGTACCACTCGTCTGCCTTTTCCCACAAATGTTCGCGGCTCTTGCTGTCAAGGCATTTTTGAATCAGTCCGCAATGATTGTCAAGGTTGTCATTGTAGTCCGTCCATATTAGTGTATAGGCCGGTTCCATCAGGGATTTGATGAAATCCAATGTCAATGTTTTCTGTTCATCCATTTCTGTTACCTGTGTACGGCAGGATTCCTTTTCCCGTACATACCGTTATAAATGACGGAAGCGGCCTTCAAGCCGCCTCCGTGTTGTTTCCTAACCATACAGTTCCTTCACGATCTTGTCATATATTTCCTTTGCCATTTCCGTATTCCGGTTGAAGTGGAAATAAGCCGTGTATCTGTATCCTGTTCTTGGCACTCCTCCGCACTGCTGTATTGCCCTGTCTATCTCCCAGTCGATATCACCTATGCCAAGAGATATGCTTGTGCCATGCAGCATACACCGTGCGAGTTTCAATGCGGAATCTGTCTTGTCTTCCTTGCGCAACCGGTCGAAAGCCATCAGCGCGATTTGTCTGTTTGAAATCTTTATCTCTTCCATATATTTTGCATCTGTTTGGGTCAGACAATCCCGGTAAGTTGCCTGAATCGCGCAACTATTTCATTGCATTTGCTTTGGGCAAGTTCCTCATATTTTTTGCAAATGGCACAGTATGCCTTCCAAGGTTGGCCTCTAAGCTCGTGCTCGTATGAGGACCTGACCAATTCCGGATATTCTTCAAAAAGTGTCTTGAATGCTTTACGCCATTTGCGCCCTTGCCACAATCCGTTTGCTATCAATGTTATGAATTCAAACATCTGTTCGTCTGTTTTCACATCCAATGCATAAAAATGGTCTGTTGTCGGCCACACGTTGTTGGAATGCTGCCAAGTTTCTATCTGCTTGGTTTTGGCATTGTATGCCATTCTTGTAATTACCTGGTGACTCATATTGATATGTTTTTAGTTCATTACCGTATTGTCTCTTTTCCTGTCACGGCTTGCCAGCATCCCGAAATGGATGCTGAATATGCGCCGGCTGAAGCAGAGCGGCGAGTTGTATTCCACCCGTTGCCACAGGGTAAAGTGGTTGTCGGAGAATGACCATCTGAAATATCCTGACAACGAGCCGAATAGCGGATTGGCATTCCTGTTTATCAGGAACCTGTTCACATCCACGATGTGCCCTGCCGTCAGGAGAATGTTCAGTATCTCCACAAACGCCATTTGCGAATAGGGGTCAACCGGCATTACCGGTCCTTTGAAGTTGATTTCCATCTTGTATATGTTTATATGCTTTAATCGTAATTGTCATCGAATACCTCGAAACGGGGAATACCCGTGTCGAAATAGTTGCTTGATATGCCCGGACAGTACAGCAGGCTGTCATCCCCGCTGTCCGGGCAAGGCTCATCGTCGATATAGGCCGCATTTCCATAAAGTTCGATATAGTGCGCCACCAGCAGGTGCGGGTCTTCCGTACTGATGTCATGCCCGTAACGGTCACACCAGTCGAAGAAGCAATCCTTGTCGGGTTCCTCCAGCTGTTCCATCGCCTCCCTTATCTCGAAGAAGTTGGGACACAGCCATTCCCGGTTGATGAGCAGGTCCGGGATTTCCTCCCATTTCGTGTACCTGTATTCCGGAGTTTCCTCTTCGGGGAACAGTTCGGAGCAGGTGCACAGGAATTCCCCCATGTCGCCGAAGTCGGACATTTGCAGCAGGTTGTCTTTTTCCTGCCCCATGTCTATGAGATGCTGCGTGGTCACTGCCACTTCTGCCTGATTCAAGTCCATGATATTCTTCATTATAGTTTATGATTCGGAACCGGGGATTTCATTCCACAGGCTCCAAAAGGTCCGCACCCCGGCAGTGCAGGGTTTTTCGGGAAAATACCGGAGCCTCCGGCGAGGATGATTTTCCCGAAAACCGCTTGCGGCATGACCTTGCCCTGCCGGTAAGGGGGCGGGCTACCTTTGCCTGTGGAATGGAATCTGCGGTTTCTCATTTGTTTTTCCATTTTTCAGTTCATGATGCGCTGGCTTCCCCAGCTGATATGTATTTTCCCTTCGCTGTCACGCTCCCTGACCAGCAGGCTCTCGATGACGGACATGGTGACGTCGAACTCCTCGAAGATTTCCGACTGTTCCTTTACTTCGCCCGTCTTGATGAACTCGTTCAGCCGCTCTTTGGTAAGCACCAGCGCCATCAGGTTCTGCTCCACGGAGTCCTTGTAGGTGACATAATGCACGTCCTTCAGCTCTTTGGAGTCGAGACGGATGAAACGGAAGTAGAACTGCTCCATCTTCGGGATGTTCCATTGCAGGGATTCAAGTATCACGTCGTTGCAGGTGGGTATGTTCACCGAACTGCTCAGGCTCTGCTGCGTGCATACCAGTATGCCGTTGATGGTGGAATCGAACTCCGTCACGATGCTTTGCCGTTTCTTGAACGCCACGTCGCCCTTGACCACAAATACGGGACGGTCAGGAAAACATTCGCGGAGACGGCTCTCGTAAAGGTCGAATGCGGCTATGGACGTGCAGCCGACAGCCACTTTGCCGGGTATCTTCCGTACCAGCCTTTCGATGTACCTTGTCTTGTTCGGAATCCCGTCTCCGGAATAGCCCTCTATCAGGTGTGGGACGGAGCAGGCCTTGATGAGCAGCTTGATCTGGCGCATAAGCCGGAGTCCGGCATCCTTCTTTGCATCCCCCGTGCTGTTGTAATACAGTTCGCAGATGCGGCAGAACTCCTCGATGATGACACGGTAAACCTCACGCTCGCTGTCGGACGGGCTGACGGTATGTGTCCGTATCTTGTATTTTTCTCCTGCAAAGTCCCTGAACTTGCGTGTAATGACGGTCTTCCCGATAAGGCCGGCCAGCTCCTCCTTGTTATAGACATCCTGGTTCTGCTTCTCAATGCCGAACACGGTGGATTTCCCCGGACAGTGGCAGGCACGGAAAAGCACATGCCCCCTGAAAGCGGGGAACGGCTCACCATAGTGCGGATTGTTATCTTCCTCTATCTCCTTGTCCCTGTTCTCGTGGTACACCCGACTGCTCCAACAGACCATGTTTATGGAATTGTTATACAACAGCTCAAACTGGCTGTACAGTTCGGCGATGTTGTTGCGTGTGGTCGTACCGGTGTCGAGTATCTTGTATTTGAGGCGGCGGAAGAGACCGAGGATATGCCTTGTACGTTGTGACGACGGGTTGGTTATCTCGTCCGACTCGTCGAAAACAAGGCACAGTTTTCTTGAACTGCGTTTGACGAACCTTGCCATGCCCCGTTTCAGCTTGCCGAGCATGGAGGTGGATAGGACGATGAACACGTCTTCCGGCACAGTTTCCAGGTCGGCATTGTTCCTTGCCACCCGGAACTGTTCCCTGTTTATCGAGAGGAAGGGTATCCATGTCATATTGGTGGCGATGGCAGGAGCCAGTATGATGACATTCCGTACTTTGCGGAATTTGAGCAGGTATTTGGCACGATGGTACACGGCGGCAGTCTTGCCAGAGCCTTGCTGCCAGTTCAGCAGCGCGTGGCGTTTCTGCAAGACAAGGTTCAGGTCGTGTTTCTGGAGCGTGGTAAACTCGCAGGTCTCGCCGTCCTTGTTGATGAATGCACACCGGTCCAGGTATTCTTTCAGCCTGTCATCTTCTTCCATTTCCGGGAACAGCCGGTTCTGCATTTCGTACTCTCTCCGCTTGCGTCGGATCAGTTTCTCCGCCGCACGGATTTGACGCATGTTCTTTTCTGTCGGCACTTCCGGTATGGGCAGTTCAGTACGTTCCAGCACGAGGTCGTTGATACTTGCCGCCTTGTGCGGAACTTTGTCAAGGAGTCGCGGAGCATATTGTTTCAGTTTGAAGCCGTATGAGGTCTTCACCAATGCCACTTCCTTGCGAGGTACGGTATTTTGCGAGGTGATGTACCTGCGGATGACGGCAAGCACTTTCTTCGGGGTCAGTTTGTTCTTCTCCCATTGCTCCACCTGCTCCCGCGTGGCGTTCTCAGGCGGTTTCTGGTTACGGAACTTCGTGACCAACGCTTCCGCCTTGTCTATATGTTTGTTCAACTTGGCGTGCGCCTTCAGCTCGTACATGTACTTGGCAAGTTTGTACTCGAACAGCTCAAGTTCTTCCTTGTCGATCCGGTTGGTTTCGCGCATCAGGTCGAAACGCAACCGGTGTTTCATCGCCCTGGCCTCGCCGATGCGCTTTTTCAGCTCGTCCGCCGTTATGAATTCTTCCGCGTTGTAAGCCTGCATCTTGATGTGGCCCGATTTACGGAGAAATACCATGATTTTCGTATTGAAGTCATGGACTCCGACTGCGGCAAAGGCTGACGGGCCCAACTTCGTCTGACCGACAAATGAGAATCTGCCGTTTATACCGGCTATCCGTGTCTTCTCCCAGAACCCGCTCTGCATGAAGGAACAGGGCACGATGACCATCAGGATTCCTGCCGGATTGAGCACATCGTAAGCCTTGTCCATATAGTATTCCTGCGACAGTTTGTAGTCGAACTTCAAGTTAAAAGGAGGATTGCCGATGATAACATCGAAACGTTGTTCCGGATAGTATTGCCGGATGTCGCATTTCTCGATATGGGCTTCCGGGTAGAGGTATCGTGCGACAGACACGGCCTTGCCGTCTATGTCGAAGCCGTAGGCATTATGCGGGTTGGGCAGATGGTTGAAGAAATTGCCCATACCGCAACACATGTCAAGAACCATTTCGGATGAGACAGGACACAGCATATCCACCATGTCCCGGCATATTTCATGCGGGGTGAAGAACTGTCCCATCTCGAACTCCTTCTTCGCTTCGGCATACTCGTGGTAGCTGGCAAAGTCGGACTGTTTGAGGTTGTGCAGCCCTCCGATACCGGTATAGCAGTTGTAGATGCTCTCCGCCGGAATGAGGTCCTTGCCGGAGTCTATGGCGAAAAGTATCTTCTCGTTGACTTCGGCACGCATACCTTGCGGTATCTGTTGGGGGATGATGGCATACATGACTTTATCTGTTTATCGTTAAAAATGAAAACACCCCGCAAGGATTGCCTTACGGGGTGCTGTGTAAATCTTATCATGGTCAGTTTTCTCTTAGGGTGATTTCATCCAGATGCAGACGCTTGAAACAACTTTCGGCTGCCGCACTGTCCTTGAACCGGACATCGATACGTCCGTTCTTGTAGAATCGGATTTGCTCGGCATTGGTGGTCGTAAGGTCGTACCAGTCTGTGACAGAAATGTCGTTGTCATCAAAACGGATAATCATCTTTGAATTTCCATTCAGTATGTCATCCGCACCGTAGGCAATGCCGGCACACAGGGTTTCCAGTTCTCCGCCGTAGTTGTAGGAGATTCTGTTCCTTTGGTTGTATTGCATGGAAAAATCGTCGAAACGGATGATTTCGGGAAAGATTATCTTGTCCTTCTTCAACTCCGTCTTGACTTTGCTCCAGTATGCCGGTCTGACAACTTTGCTCAGGCGTGCGAGCAGTTCTTCCACGGCCGTTTCCCGGAAACTCTTGCCGCCCAAGTGTTCGATGACTACATCTACATATGTGTCATAAACAGGACGGAAGCCCATCGGAAGTTTTTTTTCGTCTATTTTATACTCAGGAACCGACACTTTGTAAGTCCTGTTGAAATAAGAAATGATGCGGTTCGCAAAATTCGCGTTGGCGTTTCGGTTCTTATCCACCAGATCGTTAATCAGATCAAACGGTTTGAACTCGTTGTGTGAATAGTCTTCCCTGTCGTTATGGTAAGTGTAGAAATCACGCATGGAAACCTTGCCGTTTTCTTCGTAATGGAACTTACGTTCGGCTTGGTATTGTTCGGCTTCTTCCTTGAAGACGGCGTACCAGCGGTCAATCTGGTCGAGTGTCTTGTAAAGCAGGTTTTGCTGCGTCTGGCAATAGACACGGTCCTGTTCCGTAATCTTGTCCTCGTTTCTCACTTGTACGCTCAGAATGCCTTGAAGCAGGTCGGGAGCGTTGCCGGCCTTGGGTGCTGTTGTCGTTTGCATATCTGTTAGGGTTAAATGTTAAAAATTATCCGGTTTAATCCGGTAGAAATAAGTGATGTGCTTTTCCATGTCCTTGACTATCTTGACCTGCTCGGGATGGAAGTTGAGCCTCCTCGTTTCGATCGGGGCATTAAACGTTTCCCATTCGGCGGAAGGTAAGAACACATATTCCCGACGGAAACACCATAACACGATTTGATTATCCCAATTTCCCTTGAACACCGTTCCTTCGTAGTCCTTCAGGAACTGCCGGAACTCGGCTTCGTCCCGAAAAGCGATGTCAAAGCCTTGATAGAGATTGCCGTTTTCCGATTCCTCCCTTTTGTGTAGGTAGAACTTCCGGTAGGTCTCGGTCGTGAAATCTCCATACCTGGGATTGGGTTCGGCATAAAACCATAACGGTACCTTAGCCAGAAATGACACCGAACCGTTGGCGCAAGCACCGCAATGCCCCCAGTCCTTGAACACCCCTTCCGTCCATTTCAGGAATTTCAGTTCCTCCGGATTCACGGAATGGAATGCGCCTCCGCTGACACTCAGACGGATATTGCCGTCCTCTTCCCACACGAAAGGCACATACGGCTGTTCGCATACGGAAAGATATCCTTCTTTTGCACTCCTGCTGTCAATAAGGGCGTTTCCGTAATAATCCCCGTGTTCGGTTACATATACCAGCCTGTCGCCGATTTGAGGTGTAATTTCGGAGCGTGTCCGCTCAATGAGTTCAACATAATTGTTGGCCATATCCACATCTTTCTGTGTCAGCCAATGCTGGTGGTCGTATGAAACATTCCGCTCTCTGAGTGTTTCGATACTGTACTTTTCTTTTGTTACCTGCTGTGACAT